ATAGGATATCAAACGTAATATGTTTATAATTAATCCTTATATATTTGGTTCAGGCTATACCATCGAAAACGCTATCTTGTTTGATGCTGGCTCATCAGATTATTTATCAAGAACTCCTAGCAGTGCGGGCAATAGAAAAACATGGACATTTAGTGCATGGCTAAAAAGAGGACAAATAAACTCCTTATCTGGAGTGCATCTTTTTGGTGCGGATAGAGGGTCGGGATATGGAGATAGAATTACATTTGGAAATGGTGATACAGACGATAGGTTTAACGTAACTTTTAATGATGCAGGTTCTGGCCGTTTACAAACAGACGCATTTTTTCGTGATCCTACAGCATGGACCCATTTTCTTATAGCTGTAGATACTACACAAACAACCGCTGCAAATCGTGTAAAAATTTATGTTAATGGTACTTTAATTGATGATTTAAATACGTCATCTTATCCTGCTGAGGATTATGAAACTGCTGTAAATAATACTGCTGCTCAAATGATAGGAGCAAGAGGAGGATCAGCTAGTCAATTTATGGATGGCTATATGGCTGAAGTTATTTTGTTAGATGGCGCAGCGGTGTCTGATGCAAGTAGTTTTGGTGAGCTTGATGATAACGGTGTGTGGATACCAAAAAACCCATCTGACTTATCTAGCACAGTTGGACAGGTGTTAATTCCTCAAGATACTGGCAGCACTATAGGTACTATGGACACCAGAACATCTGCTGCGTTTGACGGAAATAATAACCAAGATGAAAACAATGCTGCATCACACTCTTCAGCGGCAACCAGTGTTACGATTGGTAAAGATTTTGGTTCTGGAAATGCTAAAACTGTTAACCAAGTAAAAGTTTGGGGTTACAATGGTGGAGGTTTTACGTCTAATGCCAGTGAGAACTGCACTATTACTGTCAAAGGATCGAATAGTGGAATCGGAAGTAGTGAAGTAACTCTTCATTCGTCAGGTACTATTTCAGATACTACAAACAGTAATAAACAGACTTTTTCATTTAGCAATTCAACTGCATATCGTTATGTATGGATTGAATTAACTCAATCACCATCAAATTATTTCTTCGTGGCAGAGCTTGAGTTTTACGAAGAGGGAACAGTAGGTTTCGGAACTAACGGTTTTCACCTAAAATTTGATGATGCTAATAACCCCGGTAAATCTTCTACACCCTCAACGGCAGCATCAGTATCTTACGTTTCTACAGGTACAAATGACACATCTGCAAACTCGTATACTTTCTCATCACAAAACATTGGTACAGCGGCGTCTGATCGTTGGGTGGTTGTCGCAGCTACAGCATATAACACTGGACGTAGCGTTCAATCGCTTACAATTGGAGGAACAAACGCAACAAAAATTGTTGAAGCCAAAACTCCATCAGGAAATTCCGCTACAGTTGCAATTTATGCTTTACAAGTTTCGTCTGGTACAAGCGCAGATATCGTTATCGATTACGGTGGTGCTGGTCAAATTTCTTGCGGTATTATGGTTTGGAACGTTAATAGTTCTTCTGGCTCATGGAACACAGCGACAGATACAGACGCAAGTGATCCGCTTACTGCTTCAGTTTCAGTTAATGATGGTGGTGTAGTAATTGCGGCCAGTGCATATGCTGGTGGAACTGCACCAACTAATGTTGTCTGGGCTGAATTAACAGAAAACAATGATGCAGTAGTTGAATCTTCTCCCTCTCCTTTCTGGCAGAGTGGCGCGTCTAAAGCGTACTCATCTGGGCAGACTGTAAATATTTCGGCTAATCACGACAACTCTCAAAGTCAACTTAACTTAGCGGCAGCGGTATTTAATGCAGACGGTGATAATAGTTTTGCTAATAATTCCATAACATCAACGCAGCAAGTCACCGACACGCCTACTGATGATGCAGGGAACAATATTGGAAATTACGCAACTTACAATGATCGAGCTGTACGTATACAAAATATCCTTAGTAGTGCTGAAAATAATATTGATCTTACTAATGGTAATTTGACAGCAACAAGGTCTGGTTCAGGCACATACCAACAAAATATTCCTTTGACAATAGCCTTACCCCCAGAAGGTAAATGGCACGTTGAGTTTGATGTAACATCTATAGGTTCTCACTCAGGTTATTATAATCAGTTTGGCATATGTCCTGCTGCAGATTGGGCTAATAATTCAACATCTGTTCAAGATATAGGCTGGACATGGAGGGTTGGAAAAAGTGCCTCAAAAACAATGCTTGGTGGCACAGACGAGACTACATCATTAACTACAATATCGTCAGCTTTTCGTGCCACCTTAGATATTGATCTATCTACGATTGGAAGTTCTACAATTAAAGGTACACTTAACGGCTCTGTAGACGTAACCGATACTGGCCTAGCCTTGTCTGATGAACCTCATGTTATTTGGACTTGGTTTGATAATGATACATCAGGATTTGCCACTACAATAACCTTAAATACAGGTCAGACATCGTTCACTGATACGCCTGTTTCAGGCCATGTTGGGATTAACACCGCCAACCTACCGGCTCCGACTGTTACCAAGCCCGATGATTTCTTTAAAACAGTTCTATACACCGGAAATGGTAGCACGTTAGCAGTAACCGGCGCTGGATTTCAGCCTGACTTTCTTTGGATGAAAAGCCGTTCAGTTGCAACAAACTGGAACATCTATGATGCCGTCAGAACGGCCAACTCAATGATCCGCTCAAATAGTGCCAACGGAGAGCAAACTGGATCAGATAACGAATTGAGCAGTTTCGGTGCTGATGGGTTCACTGTAACTCATGCGGGTGGCGTTGTTGAAGAACTGAATCGAGATGACGAAACCTATGTTGCATATTGTCTTAAAGCTAACGGTACTGGATCAAGCAATACAGACGGAAACGTGACAGGTGGCAGCACTGTTTCAGTTGCAAGTCATAACGGTTTTGCGATTGTAACATACGGTGATTGTGGCGGTGCGGCTAAAACTATCGGGCATGGCATGGGGCAAGCCCCAGACATGATAATGGTTAAGAACCTAACCGGGACAGCCCGTACTTGGAGAGTTTACCATAAAGATTTAACGTCAGATTATGTTTTATATTTAAACACTGTCGAACCTCAAGCTTCAGAACCATTGTCTTTTGGTACTATCGGTACAAGCACGTTTGGCGTTGATGGTGGGCCGGGCACATCAGCAAACGGTGAAACTCATGTTGCATACTGTTTTGCAAGGACACCGGGATTAATTGCCGTAGGGTCGTTTGAGGGAGCAAATTCCGCCGACGGAACTAACATAGTTCTGGATGACGGTGGTTCTGGATTTAAACCAGCATTTTTTATGTTTAAAAATATGGACAGTAATGGAGATTGGTACACTTTCGACTCGACTCGAAACACGTACAACCCAGTAAACAGTCTATTAGCTCTTAATCAAAGTCATAACGAAAGCACAATGGCGTCGAACAGTTCCAATGGAACCGTTGATTTTACTGCAAACGGGGTGAAATTTCTATCTACTAATGGGTCTGATTTTCAAGGTGCCAAAACGTTTATTTACCTAGCATTTGCAGAAACGCCATTCGGTGGAGACACTGTATCACAAGCTAGAGCGAGGTAATACTATGGACCCAATTACTATAGCTGCCGCAATTGCAGCTACTAAGACTCTAGTAAAGTCTGCTAAAGGTGTTCAAGATATAGCGCATGGTTTAGATGGATTGTTTCAAGCTAAAGAACAACATGAAAACAATAAAAATCATAAACCCGGTAGCTCAATAGGACAGAAGAATAAAAACATATTACAAAAACGCGCCAAAGATGATGGCTCAGAAACCTCAATGTCATCTGCTGCTGCAGCTGTTATAGAAGAGAAACAACTTAAACAACAACTTGACGATCTTAAAGCAGAGATTAACTCAAAATGGCCTTCTAAACCGGGTGAGAAAACTACTTGGGAATTAATACTAGATGAACGTAAGAAACGAATTGCTGATAAGAAAGAACGTGAGAAACAAGAAAGAATAGAAGCAGAAGAACGTGCAGAGCAAAGAAAAGTAATACTAATTGAAATTGCAAAAGGTCTAGCTGTTGTAGTTATTGCCGGTGGCATTGGTTGGTTTCTTTGGTGGGCAGCAACATCTGGACCAGCGGTAACGTAGTATGGAGTTTGGTATTAGAGAACTTGTACAGTTTGGTACACTACTTGCCTCACTAGCTGGTGCGTTTGCTGTGGTAAAGTCTCAACTGTCTAGAGTTATTCAGGACATAGCGGAGATAGAGAAGACACTGAACGATATCAATACACGCATTGATCAGGCAGATGCAGATCGTGCAGTAATTAAACATCAAAACAAAGTGTTCTCTACTATTCTATCTCCATCTAAGTTAGAAGCAAGTCACAGAGAAATATCAGAATTGAGGACTGAAATGAGAGTAGTACATAAGAATTTAGATAATCTATATCACATGCACAACGGTTCGCATCCGTCTGTGAAATCTGAACAGAGGTAAAGTAGTATGGCTGAAGAAACAACTGCAACGGACACGGCACAAACAACAACGCAACAGGCTAGACCGCTTACCATAGAAGAGGCTAATAAGCCTATTCTGGATATTACGGGTGAACAGGCACTTATGGGTGCAGATACTATTAATCCTGCAACTGGTGAAACAGTTCCCGGTCAATTTGATTTAGGACAAGCAGAGTACAAACCTGAGAAACAAACTGTTCAAGAAGATGAATTGTTAACTACTACAGGTAAGACTCTCACATCTGAAGGCGTATCAGCTACTGCGTCAACTGCAGCTACACCAGATAGTGTTAGTGTTACAGCACAGGACGCTGCACAAATTGATAGTGTAGAACGCACGTATTCAAGTCTACCAACAACAACAGCACAACAGGGAACAGTTTCAGAAGGTGCTATCATTGATCCTAATCAGGTTGTTGATGAGCGTACCAAGACTGAGATGTTTGAACGAGGTAGCCTAGCTGAAGCGAAAACACAAACACTTGCTGCAGAAGCTACAACTAAATACCAAGTAGAACAGCTTATGGCTGCACTTGACTCTGGCGCAGAATTACCACCTTACATGGCACCGGCAGTACGCAAAGCCAGATCAATCATGAACGCTAGAGGACTTAGCTCCTCATCTATGGCAGCTGCAGCCATGACACAAGCCATGCTTGAAAGTAGTATTCCAATAGCCAACTCTGATGCACAAGCGTATGCAACAATACAATTACAAAATCTAAACAACGAACAACAAACAGCTTTATCTAATGCTGCAACTATCGCAGCGATGGACCGTCAGAACCTTGACAATCGAATGAAGGCAGCGCAACAAAACGCACAGTCTTTTCTTCAAATGGACCTAACCAACTTATCAAACAGACAGGCTACAGAAACACTTACATATCAAAGTAAAGTTCAGTCATTGTTTACAGATCAAGCTGCAGCAAACGCTGCCAAACAGTTCAATGCAACAAGTCAGAATCAGGTTAATCAGTTCTACGATCAACTAGGTGCAACTGTTGCAACCAACAATGCTAATCGTGAAGCTTCACTTAATACGTTTAATGTTGATCAGACAAACGCTATGAAAAAGTACAATGCAAAGCTAGAAGATGCTAGAGAACAATTTAATTCTAACATGCAGCTTCTGATTGAACAGGCAAATGCTAACTGGCAACGAACCATCAATACAGCCAATACAGCTGAACAGAACAAGGCTAATCAGATGAACGCACAAACTGTATTGGGTCTGTCAGTTCAAGCACAGAATAACATGTGGCAGAAGTATCGTGATGAAGCTTCAATGGCGTTTAACGCTGCACAGAACGATTTTCAACGCGCACACGCTATTGCTATTACCGCTATTGCCAATCAATTTACAGCTGACATGTTTGAAGCACAGATTGAATACGAAACAGCACAGGCTAGTTCAGCTGCGTTGGGTGGATTGCTAACCAAAGCGTTTGATGTAGCGAAGAATGTGTTTACCAGTGGTGGTGGCGGTACAGAAACATATTATTTACCATCTACAATGACCGCTGCAGAAGCTGCGGAAGCAGAATCTGTAGCTTCAGAATAATTTTTAAGGAGTTAAACAATGAGTTTTTGGAGCGATATAGGCAGTTTTGCAGTTAACTTTGTGTTAGATCAATTTACGGGTGGTTCAGATCAACCTACAGGGGGTGGCGGTGCGTCTTCTGCAGATATGCAAAGACAATCTGCACAACAAACAGCTTATCAGCAAGCTAATCTAGCTCAACGTAGAGCAGATACTGGTATTCGTGAAGGAAGAGCAGTAAGTCCATTTAGAGCGCAGAATGAAATGGCTAACTTTGTTAAATCCAACATTGAACCAGATGAAGTTCGTAATCAGGTCGTAGCACAACTCATTCGTCAAGGTGCTGATCCTATGACAGTTAAAAACATTCTAGCGCAGTGGGACACACAAGACAGAGCTTTAGCAGAACCTCGTAAGGGATTGCCGCAAGAAGGTTTTGCACAAACACGCATAACGTAGGAAGAGAGAGAACATGCCACAGAAAACAGAATTACTTGAAGTAGATTTATTCAATATGAAACCAATACCTGGGTCTAGTCTTACTGAAGAACCAGGGAAAAGGCCATACGAGCGTCCTCCACAAATTGTAGAAGCAGACAAAGCTTTACAATATTGTTTAAATGGCATGTTGGGTGATACGGCAGTACGTGAAGAATTGTTTGATGTGTTGGACATGGGTATCAGCGTTGAGACAGTAGCTTCAGCGTTTACACTTCAAGCGTTCTCTGAAGGTGTGTTTGATCCGAATATTGCTGAAACAATTAAAAAACCACTTATGCAATTTATCACACAAGAAGCAAGCAGGGCTGGTATCGAGGACTTAAATGTAGTAAACGAAAATGTTCCTAAGATGATGCCTGATGATAAAAAATTAAGAGTTATGCAGTCTCTCAGTCCTGATAAATTTAATAGACTTAATGAAGAATTTATGAAACTTTCACAACAAAATGATTTTGAATCAATGGATATGGAAGACGAACAAGACACAATGGCTATGCCTGAAAACCAAGGTTTTATCAATAAAGAACAAACAGGGATAATGTAATATGGCTAATATCAATTTAGGTAACATTCGTAGATTAGGTTTTATAAAAGGTTTAGCCGACTCTGAACTTGCAAGACAAGCTGCACGAGCTAAGATTGCTGAAGAAGATAGAGCGTATCAACGTTTGCTTAAAAGAGATGAAGAAAATCGTGCGTTTCAAGCTGCAGAGTCTGCAAAAGGCCGAGAGTTAACTAGAGAAAGAATGGGATACGAAGCAGAAGATAGAGCGGCTACAGCTGCTTTTCGCACAAAATCACTTGAGTATCAAGAAAAAGCAAGAATACGTGACGAAGAAAGACGAAAAGATACTGAAGCTTATAGAAGAGGACAAAAAGAAATAGTAAGACAATCTAATACACTTTCATCTATAGCAAATAATTACAAATCTGCTAACACTGTAATATCGAAAGACCAAGAAAAAGAATTATCAGCTAGATTTTCTTTAGTTCCTGGTGCAACGCATATAATTGAAGGTATCAACATTCACGCGAACGCAGCAGAACGAGAAACAGTAAAAACAAACGCTGCAAGTATGGTTAAATTAATTCATAATAATAAAACAAGTATTCCTCCCGGCAGTGTAACATCAGAACAACTTGTTCAGTATGCAGAACATAATGATTTCTTTAAAAAGTTTTTGACGACTAAAGGTAAAGCAAATCTTGTAGAATTTGATAAATATCTAAGACAAAAACAGAAACATAAATCATTTGGAATGATAAATACAAAAGTTCGACCTAGAACTATAGGCACTGGGCCAGATGGTAGTGAAATACAGATTTCACAACCTACCGTTGATGAATACAAGAAAATGGTAGATAGTAAGCGTAGTAGAATAGATCAGATAAACGAAGCATTAGCTATCGCAACAGATCAAGATAGGCAAATAAAAGAATATTACGATAAAGATACTACGTTATTTACTACAGAAAATAAACAAAGATTACAGGATGTGTATGGTAATATTGTGTCTAAATTTGCATCAGGTTTTCAAAAAATAGATGGAAGCGGTAAAGGCATAGGAACACGTTCAATATTTTCTGATGAGATTATTTTAAATAAAATGCCTTATCTAAAACAATTAATAAAAGCTGGAGTGTTAGATAAAAAACAAATAATGGATAGGGCTAATGTATTTGATCCGAAATCAGATCAAATGGCTAATGCAACTATTGGTAGGAAAACAGGTGAGATTATAAGTCAACCTGTTCAGCCTGGAGAAACAATAACAGACTCTCCTTTTCAAATTTCTGTTCCTCTTCGTGCTTCTATAAAAGGAGTGCCTACAAATTCTGTAACTGCTACTTTTTTAACTGACGTAAATAAATTTAGAAGTTCAAAAGAATATGCGGATAATCCCGAAATAGGTAATAGAATTATTGCACGGTCTACTTTATTTAGAGAATGGCATGATGCAGGTTATACTGGAACAAAAGATGGTGTTAATTACGAAGATTTATTATTAAAAACTTTAACAAATGGAGCAGGTGAGTTAAATCCTGATGCAAGCACTATTTTGAATAGAGCAGTTGTAATGGCTAATCCTGAAATGATTTACAAGATTAACACAGATTATAGAGGAGCAGGTGGAAAACTATACGACGGTGTTAAAAATCCTAATATTCAAATGACTGACGAAGCAGATAAAATTGTATTAAATGCTGATGAAGCCATAGGTGAAACTGATGAAGTAACCCGACTTGCCGAATCTATAAAGATAATGAGTAGACAGCTTCATATGCAAGGTATGTCTTCAGATGTTGCAGGATTTATAGATAAAACAGGCTTTCAATTTAAGACTGTTCCAGATGCTATAATTAATGGAGTTAAAGAAGTAGCGCGTTCTTTTGGTTTTAAACCCAAAAAAGGAGCAATACAAAATCTAGACGAAATGGAGTCTCAAGCTAAAGCGGTATACAGCAGTAGGGGTATAGGAAAAGCAGGTGAGGGAGGCACTGATGAAGAAAAAGTCAGAATTCGTAATGGAATTGTAAAAAGAGCGCAGGACGCAGCAGATAGAGATTTAAGAGTTTTAAATAATATGAGTAATGATGAGTTTTTATCAAAACATCCTCCTAAAAATTCTTCAGAGATGAATCAACAACAAATTAATGAATACGTTACACGAGCTAAAGTTGATAGGCAAAGAATAATCCTTAAAAAAATTGCTCTTACCTATAGAATGTCTGGATTGTTACAAGGAGACTCGTCAGGAAGAACTATCTCTAACGCTGACTTCGATGTGGCTTTGAGAGCATTGTGGGGTGAAGCATATGCTGTTGAAGCTAAGATGGATGATATTATTCAATTTTTTAAGTATAGAAGAAACATAGCTGTAACAAACAGAGACTATGCAAGATCAGGTTTATTAACACCTATGTCTAAAATAAACGAAGCTTTAAATAGAAAGGTTAGTGATGATTTTGAAACCAAATTAAATGAAAGTGGAGAAAATAGACCTAGTTTTAGAGCAGGAGCGCAACAAGATGAAGCTGCTTTTAGAGCATTTTCTGGTTTAGGTAAACAAAAGTATCAAGAACTTTTCCAAGAGGTTACTAATAATACTGCAGAAATTATCAAAAGAGATTTTGGAGATAGTATAAAAGTATTTGATAATATTAACCGACCTAGTGATTTTGTAGGAAAAAAAGTAAAAGTAAGAGGTAAAGAGATAGACTTACATACTACGATTAGTCGTATTACGTCACAAAAAGCAACTTATTTTTTATTGAATCTTTATAGAGATGACCCAGATAATTTTAAAAGATTTTTTAAAACTGGTAGAGATGGTAAACCAGTTAGACCAAGAAAAATGAAAATGGAAATTATCAATATACCTCAACTGTTTACTACAGATGGAAAGAATTACATGAAAAATTTAATATATAGATTTGAACAAGACTTAATTCAAAATATAAAAACAGGGAGATAGATTTAATGGTTGAAAATTTAAACTATCAAACATCTCTGTTAAAAGAAGACGACGAAGAATTAAGAAATCAAATGTTTTCTGTTTTTTCTGAACCAGAAGACCTTATTGATGAGTATGAAGGATTAGTTCAGTCTGATGAACAGGTTACTTCAAGTGTACCCCCACAAGATATGGCAACTGCTGACATTGTTGGTGGCGAGGGAGATGATGTTCTTATTGGACAACAAGGACCAGATGTTTCGGATACTTTGTTTCAAACACAAGACAACATTGAAGATGACTTTGTAAACTCTGTTTTAGGAGGTTTTGTTACAAATTTAGAAAAGGACGAATCTTTTGGTTCTCCTATAGAATTTGCTGCGCCACAAACATTTCAAGAGTACGGTGAAGAAATAGTAGAAGACACTTCAAGTTATCTTGGAACTGCTGCTAGAATGGGTGCTTACGGATTTTTAAGACGAGGTATTGTAGGAACTGGAGAATTTTTGATTGAATCTCCAATATATGCTGCTCGTTTTCTTTCAGGCACACTTAGAGGCATAGAAGAAGCATCACGTTTTGCAGCAGCTGCTTTATTGCCTAAAGACTTAGAACTACTCATAAGCAGAAATATACTGGGAGAAGAACATAGAAACGTTTTTGATTATGTAGATATGTTTGATACACAATCAGATATAGATCAGTTTGTTGATCAGTACATTGCAGGAGCTATTAACGCAGGTTACGATCTTATTACAGATGAAGATGGGGCTAAATTACTTACTGTAAAAGATGAATTTGGTAACGTGCAAAAAGGAGATTACAATAAATTCGTAGACTATGTATTTAAAGGATTAGAAGTTCCTGTAGAAAAACAAAATGTTTTAGGTCGAGTATTGATGACTGCTGGAGAATTGATTGTACCTATGGGTGTGTTACGTACAGCTAGAGGAAAAATAGGTGAGACAATAGAAGATCAAATTAAAAAATTTACCAAAGAAAAAGATTTTATAAAACAAGAATTACGTACAAAAAACTTGCAAACGTATACTACAAAAGGCAGGGTTTACGATTCTAGTAAACTTAAAAGTCCTCGTGCTAAATCCTTAGAAAAAGGTTTAAACAGAGTAGAAAAAAAATTAGCTGATCTTAAATTTGAACAAAGACATTATTCTGCTGCAGATACTGCTGTTAAAGCAGGTAAAAATGTTAAAGATTCGGCAGTTGTAACATTTAAAGATGTTATGAAATCTGAAGCTAATATGGCAATCGCAGCTGCTACAGCGATGGTTTCTACTGAAGTAGCCTTAGAAGAGTTAGGTCTTGAAGAACTAAAACCTGCAGCTTTGCTTACAGGTATTGCAGGAGGCATGATAGGTGTAGGAGGTGTAGTTAGAGGATTATCATCTGCTAAATATTTAACACTATATGCTATTAAAGGTATAACTGAAGGTGGTCCTAGCGCACAGGGTGCTGAATATTATTTGAGATATAAAGGATATGGTGAAGAATCTATTAGACAGATGACTGATGAAGAGAAAGTTCAAATAGCTGTAAGTAATCCTAAAGAGTTAAAAATAGCAAGAGATATTGGCAGAGCTATATCCGATTTAGAAAGGACTGATCCTAAAAAATTTAGAGAAATACAGTTTGCGGTTGAAGCTACTGAAAAATTAACCAGAAGGTTTAATAGAACTATTTTAGAAGATAAAGAACAAGGTTTTATAAAAGGTAAAGACTTTAATTACATATCTGAAACCATTCCTATTGTGTTAGATCAAGTAGTTCAAATAGCTGCTCTGTCTAAAGTAAGAGACACATTATTGAAGAATGTAACTACTGGTGGTTTTACTTTGAAAGCTAAAAAAGTAACAACTATAAATGAAATTGATAAAATGACTAAACTTCTTGAGACACAACAAAGACAAATTTTAGACTCTTTAGAAGCGTTAACAAAAAGAATTTATTCAGCTAAAGGTACAACAGAAAGTAATGTTCAATCTTACGTGAGATATATGAATGAATTTGTCGAAGCATACAAAAAAGATGATTCTTTTCTAAATAGAGAAATAGATAGAATACGTAATTTGTCTGACGTAGATGTAGACCCTTTAAACACTCCTTTACTGACAGAAGATATCAATAAAATTTTTGGGCCAGATGATATGAATAGTGTTGCTATAATGAATCGTCTACAGAAAGAAGGGTTTGATGAAAGAACTTTTACTGAAGAAGCTAGAAACTTATCTAAAATTAATAAAGAAGAGTTCGGTGAACAACAAAGCATACTGTTAGGAAACAGTTTTGAAAGTATAAAGAAACAATCTGATGCGAATTATGCAGAGGTTGAAGATTTTGACGTGGACGTAGACGATTTATTTCATATGAATGATTTTTCAGAAGAATTGATTAACGCTTCTGACTCATTAGAAAGATATGCAGCTGATTTAAAACGAGGAGGTAATAGACTAGAAGGTTTAGTAAGGGATGCTAGAAGAGTTGGATTACGTAGAGTGGCTATTAGATATTCAGATAAACCTAATAATCATATGGCAGCATTAATGGATATGTCTATTGAGCATAATGAATTAATAGACCCTAATTACTTTAAAACTAGAAGGGATGAAAACGGAAGGTTACTTAGTAGAGAAGAAGCTATGCAGAAATTTAAAAATGAAAATTACAAATTTGCTCAATCTCAAGGATCGTTCATGGCTATAAAAAGATTAGAAACAGAATTGATAAATTCAGATGTGTTTAAACAAACAACCGACAGCATGAATAGGGATGTTATAGAGTACATAGGAAGAGAGATTGTAGAAAACGATGTAACAAAAAGAGAATCAGTAATACCTGCATTTATGTCATTTAAAGATTTACTAGATATACGTAGTAGAGCTATGTCTGATGCTTTTGCTAGAAACAAACAAACAGGAAATCTTAGTAAACAACATGACAAAAGAATCGAAGCAGGTGCATTTGTTTCAACACTAAATAATAAAGTAAGTAAATACATGAAAATGTACGGCGCAGAAGATTTAGGTATATCTAAAGACAGTTACGCTAAAGCCGTGCAAGCAGATAAATTTTATTCAAATGCAATTGGTAAAACTTTTAAACAGCGTTTAGGAGATTTTGTTAAAAGACAAGTTGATGACAGACCAACTGACACCGGGATTGACAGTATTCCTAGTGATCAACTTTTTGATTTATTTTTAGAACAACAAGATCATTTCAAATCAGCAGACATGTTTAGAAGAATGTTTACTGGTGATTTTGAAATAGATGAAAACGGTGTTAGAAAGTTTGTTGTAAGATTAGATGAAAATGGTAATCCTGTTGGTGAGATAAATGAAGAAGCTAAACAACTATTGCTAAAAGCAGTACGTAGACAATTTACAAATTCTTCTGGAAAAATAAATGGTCTTAAAGATTTAGACGATGATTTTTTAACGGCTTTCTTAGACGATGACTCAGGTGTTCATCTTTTTAAAGGAATGGATGCAGAGGATGTGCGTAAATTTCAAGTTTGGAGACAACAAGAAACTAATTATATTGATAAACAATCTCAATTTTTTGTAGCTAACGAGAGAATGGAGTATAGGAAAACTCTTACAGAAGCTATGGAAGAATTATTTCAAGATAGAGAAACAGTTCTTGCTAAAAGTATCTTTGGAGAAAGAGTCACCGATAATTTTGATAGCGTAATAAAACAATTATTTGACCGTGAAGCTAGTTTTCATGCTGCAAGAGAACCTCTTGATTTTTTCAGAGCAAAAGCTTTTGACACATCTGATAACACTTTTTCTGTTGATAATTATGACAGGATGCGTAGAAATTATAATGTTATAGAAAATGCAGACAAAGATTTAGATGACAGAATAACATTGGAAATGCTTGCACCTCCAGTTCGTAAAGGTGCCTCTGCTCCTAAAAGTCCTATTCAAATCCTTTTAGAAACAGTGGAAGATCAAGCTTCTCCAGCAAAACAACAAGAAATTAGAGAATCTTTGAAAGGATTATTTGTAGAGTATGTTACACGTAGAGCATATAACTTTAGAAATAAACAGAAGTGGGCAGCTAACGAAGGAGAGTATGCTTTTGAACTTGCTAGAGATGTTGATCTAGGTGAGTTTACTCGTGTAATGAAGGAGAATGAAAAGACTTTAGAATTACTATTTGAAAATGATCCTGAACAACTAACAAGATTAAAAGACATACTTCAATTAGAAACTATGTTTCAAGGAAAAGGAATAGAAGGTTCTAAATTATTGGACATTGGAATACAACTTAAACCTTCCTCTTTAATGTCAAGGGTGTACAGTATATCTAGAGGTGTAATCAGTCCTAAGTATGTTGCTACTGAGATAGCCATTGCTAAAGCTCAAGCAGAAAAAGGAAACTTTATGCTACAAGTTTTGATGAATCCTGCTGCAACTAAAACAGTAGCAGAGTCTATGGCTATTTCTGCAGGAATTAAACAAGCAGAACCAATTGCAGCAGAAAAATTAAGAAGGCTTGCAATAACTATTTTTTATACTCAAATGGGAGAAGATTATCCTGTAGAGATAAAAAGTGCTAGTTGGATTAAACAACAGTTAGAATTTGTTCCAAGAACTTTAAGTGAAATAAGGCAAGCTTCTAAGAGACAAGGAATGGGAATAACAAAAGAGCAGGATGCTCCATATAGTATAAGGGAAGAAGTTGACGATCTTAGTAGATACGACAAGTTCTTGAATTAACATGATACCATTTATAGGACCAATAGTAAACGCAGTAAGCAGCATCGGTGGCTCTTGGATGGAGAGCAAGCTAGAGGAAACCAAGGCCAAGTCGCAGGTCAAGGTTGCCAAGGCTGTAGCCGAAGCAGAGGTACACAAAAAAGTTGCCACTGGTGAGATTGAATGGGAACAAGCTATGGCGAAGGCCAGTGGAGATAGTTGGAAAGATGAGTATCTTGTTGTAGTGCTTACTGTTCCAGCTATACTTGTGTTTGTTCCCGGTATGGAAGATATTATTCAGCGAGGGTTTAATGTACTCAGTACGTTACCTGATTGGTATCAGAACGCTCTCATGATTGCTATCAGTGCTTCGTTTGGTATCAAAGGATTTAATAAATTTCTAGGGAGGAAGTAATCTATTAACATTGTTAAAATACTCTGCACTAAGAGTATTAACACGTTTTAGAAAAGAACCTATGATATGTGTATTTTCATAGTCTGCTAGTTTCTTTTCCATAATTTCAACAAAGTCATCAGGGGGAACATGGTTGTATTCAACTTCTATGTTCCCCTTTGTATTTAGATATACCTTTAGTTCTGATAGTACTGTTTCTGCTTCCCTCATATTTCACATACTCCAGCAGTACATGCCATCTCTTGAGATGATGTTGTGTTATCATCGAACTCAAGATACGATGCGTAGTCAATGTCTGGTAGTTCATCCATTAACTTTTCGTACTCTACAATAGAAATCTCCTCGTACGGTGCTTGCACGTAGCTGTGTGATTCATCTTCACGGGGAAGAAAAGCGATGCCGCATACTTCATCCCAATTCTCATATACCCATGCACCTACCTCTACCCACTCGTCTTCACCGACATAAATGGTGACAGACGGATTGTGATCAGTCCAGTGCTTACGATACGTCAACCAAAGATCAAGATGTTTTACTGCGCTAATGTAATTACGTGTTACTGCTTCAGGTGAAGATGCTATGGGAAAAGAGAAGACGCAGTTCTTATTATTATATACATCTATCTCATGAGGCATACCCTTCTCTATCATCCATGATGCTAGCGGGTCTGTTAGGTCTGCACGTACTCTGCGAATGTAGTGATGCGCGTATCGTGGATGAATACCACTGCCACTGTTGACCAATTGTGACACCGTGCCTGATGGCTTGATGGTGGTGATGGCAGCTGACGGTTCGATGCCAAGCTCTTTTGCAATTTTTGCATTTGTGACCTTTGCTGTGTGCCTTATATTTTGCAAAAATTTAACATTAGGGCTGTACGTTAAATGGTTGTCAAAGATACCTGTAAGAGATACACCAAGTAGCCGTTCTTCTTCGCTGTTGTCTGTCCACTTCTTAGATAGATACTTGAAATCAGTCAGTGCAGATTGATACGTACCAATAATTGTAGCGATACGTACCTTCTCTTCGATAGTTTTGTGTGTATCTTTTGGACGTACAACTACTTCACTAAGATTACAGAACTGTTTAGGACGTAATGATATTTCACCACAAGGATTAGTACCAAATACGTGTGAAGTATCACGGTCAATTTCCTTTGCTTTGTTGATTGCAGCTACACGATTAAACAACCCTCGTTCACCACTCTTAGATTCGTAGATTGCAGTCCACTCTCGCAGAAACGTACCCATGTCAGGTTTAGAAGAAAACGCAATAGAGTTATTGGCATAGCTTCTGTTTACGTTATCGTTGAACCAGCTGCCCATCTTGGCATGGCGCATACGATCATCACTTAGATTGGACAGACTGATCATGGCGCTTCGACGTACACCGCCTACCACCACTGCCGCTGCTACAGCGCACATTATATCATGGCACTCCAGGCTAGTAAGCTTACGTCCTTGTGCTTTGTAAAATGTAGACGTTACAAATCTAAATAGATTGTCGAGCGGTTCAGGTCCACTAGCGCGTCCACCAAACGTCTTCAGTCTGCTGCCTGAAGGACGAATACGTGACAAGTCCCATGTGGGATGTTCACCAGCATACAATCTCATTACGAGTTGTCGTAAACCTCTTGCCCATCCTTCTTTACTGTCAGCTACCGTAATAACCTCACTTGTGCGTGACATGTTCTCAGGTACTTCTGGCATACGATCTACGAAGTCACGTTCCACACTGTAACCTACACCAGTGCCACACATGAGTATCATCAGTGTCTCATCAAACGCCTTTGGATCGTCAACAGTAATATAGCTACAGTTGTACGCTGCAATGTGATTACGCTCTAGCGCGTCACCAGCCGCCATCATCGTCCTCATAGACGGCATAACCTCTTTATCCAGTATCGCCTGTTTGACATCTTTGTGCTTTGCAAGTGATGGAAACTTGCCTGTCATATAGTTCCACCAACGATTTACCGTATCGTCGTACGTTTCTCGTCTGTTCTCGTCTTCAATGTACCGTGCGTATCGACTAATGTGGATGAAGTCTTCGTAATTAGAACCCATTTGTTACCTCGACAGTATTCGCTTTATCGAAGTTAAACGTAGGTTGTGTAATATCTTCATCTGTAATACTAATAAGTTTAGCAAGATACCATTTAGCTTTGTGTAAGTCTTGTACTTTATGTTCTTTATAGTTACATCTCCAAAGGTATTTAAATACGTTACCACGTAAGTACTCTTCAAACCCTTCTTTTGACATACTAGCCTGTATGGCATCTATACATTCGATACCGTGTTCGTTAAGCTTGTAGTGCTTTGGACTGTTCACATTATCTTGCATTGTCATCATCTCCGCTCATGTCTCTATCTAACTTGTTTAAAAGTGAGGGAAGTTTATCTTTCATGTTCTTGTAGTCTTCCAACTTAACCACTTTACCCTCAGACGTTTTCTGTGTTTCTCTTTCAAAGTCATCCATCAATTTGCTCAGACCTTTACTAAACACCATTTCTAAGTCTTCGTCAAGCACACGCAACAGACCTAATGCCATCACTTTGCAAATAGGAAACTTACCGTCGTCTGCTTCTTTAAAATCAAATACACTAACGTTAAAATCTTCATCAGTATTTGGTTGCCTTTCTATAAGAATAAATACACCGTTAGGTTCTCTAAATATATGTTCTTGGCTATCGTCATCATTGAACATAAGTTTGATCTTGCGAATAGCCTCTAAAACTTCATTCTCATCTATATCGTCTTCAGTCATTAATCCATCCCTTCGGCAGTGTCATTACATCGTACGTGAAACCGTGTTTATCACACCACTGCGCGTACGTTGTCTTAGATTTTTTACTTAAACGTTTCTTACTATTCATAAATATAAATCTAATGTCAAGGTCAGGATGTTGTTTCTGTATCAATAAATGTTTAGCTCTGTCCTCTGATGAGAACAGACCCTTTGTCTCAACATAGAAATCATGATCTTCGATGAAAAAGTCTGGTGTGTACGTTCTGACAGGTGGTACGTATTTTATTTTATTTGTTTCGTACGATGCTTTTATATTTCTATCATATAAGTCTCTAGCAAAGTCAGCTTCAAATCCTGATCTAAATTTTGTTCCCATCACAACTCCTCTAGTTCAGTTATACGTCCTGTACCTAGATCATAATACAGTTTGGTAGCTTGGCCCGTAAGACCACTGAACCTGTTCTTTATTACTCTAGCGTATGTTGTGTGACGTTCTACAACGCAATCAGCTTGTCCGTTACGTTCAAGACCTAGCACGATGTCACTAAGCTGACCTATACTGTGGCTACCTCTAAGATCACTCAAGCTAACATTTAGTGAGTTAGTTTCATGTGATCCACCATTGGACGGTCTACGTAGATGCGACACCATGAACAGACAGATATCTAGTTCCTGCACAAGAGTACGCAACTTAGTCACGCAAGCGTCAATTGTCTTACGTTCGTCCATAGCGTTCTCTTGTGCGCTAACCAGTATACTGATATGATCTAATACGATGTACCTACAGTTCAAAGCGCGTACAAGATAACGAATACGTGCTATGATGTTTTCTATTGTGTTAGACCCGAAGTGATCAAAGAAGTAGAAACGTTCTGAACCTAGAACTTCTTGAAATGCTTTCTCATACGCCTCATCCTCATAGACCACATCGGGAAGATGTAATGGCTTGTTCATGTGTAGGCTCATCAGACTTTCAGCTGTAGTGCGTACACTTTCTTCCATGAACATTAAGCCAATGTTTTCATCTGTCTTATTATAGATATGGTATATGATTTCTCGTAGAAAGCTACTCTTACCAATACCCGTGCCAGCGCAGATAGTTACTAACTCACCCTTACGTACTCCGTACGTCATACGGTTCAAACCTTCAAAGGGATAATCTACCACTGCTTCCTTTGGACCTTCTGACAGAACGTCCCATAGTTGAGAACCAGCCACAATGCCATCAGGAGTGTGTGTATCTGCGTTCCACCAATCACTGACAAACTCAGTCGATTTATTCTCCATGAGATAAGCTGAAGCGTCCTTATAACGCATCTTCATAATCTTGGCTTTAGGTGACAGAACTTCTGCTATTGATTTAGCGTTCTCTAATCCCACTTTATCATTATCGAAACAAATAACGATATTATCAAAGCTCATAAGATAGTCGTAATTGTCTACGATGTCTTTGTGTGCGCTAGCCGCACCTGTCTTTATGGATACACAAGGCCATTTACTGTCGAACATCTGGTGTGCCGACATGGCATCTAGTTCACCTTCGCAGATGGTTATGTACTTACCACCCTTCTTAAATAACTGCTGACCAAATAACTTAGCGTCACTTATCTGACCTTCGACGGTGAAGACTTTGTTCTTGCCACGTATCTTGTTAGCGACATGCTGATTCCATTCATCGTAATATGGATACACATGTTTTGATGCGTCACTTACAGTTACACCGTACTTCAGACAAGTTTCAGAAGACAGTTTGCGCTTTGATAACTCCTTAGTCTTACCCGTGGTAAGATTAGAATTCAGTGCAGGATTCTTAACTTTATACTCGTTAATGTGCATCTCTATTCCGTTCTTAATAACAGTGTTACAAGAAAAACAATACGTACCATCTGCATAGATTGATAGTGCGTCTGAACTACCACATGTAGGACAAGGCTGGTGTGTCTTCTTTGCCTTCGTCATAGTACCTCTTCTACGTTAGGTTCTTTTACAACTTTAGTGAAGTAACGATACCCATTGGCATATCTGAATACACGTAATCCTTCACCGTTATTTGTGTTCTGCCAGCACTTATTCTTGTAATCACAGAACACGCAATCTTTAACCAGAATCATGTTACCGCTGTTACCATCTGGTATTGGATCGAAGCAACGTTCAGGTATGTTCTTATTCTTTACCATCTTCTTCAGATGTTTCACTCTATCAGAAGCGTTAATTAACATCAACTCATCTACCTGCATCATGCAGATTTCACCGCTGTTCTTGTTGATAGCGAGAAAACCACCTTCATCAAGGTCCAGGGCTTCCATGTACGCACTAATTTGAGAAATGTATCCAAACGGATCGTTGTTCTCAAGCGTATTTTGTTTAAATTTTTTGAAACCATAGTCCGAAGCTGATTTAACGTCTACCAACGCACCGTCAATAACAGCGTCGATATGACCTTTTACGCCTTCTAGTTCTACTTCTCTCTGCCGGTCTTCAACTTTGTGTCCAGACTCTGTTACTAAATATAACAGTAGCGCCTCTAACAGATGACCGTAAAAGAAACGCATACGCAATGCCGGTGATTCTTTACGAGGCACCGGATCATTTATCTCATACCACAGTTTGCGATCAGTACGACCAATAGCAGACAAGCGTAATCGTTTTCGTTCACCTTCGTATGGCGAAAGAAACCGTTCTATCTCTTCACGTACTACAGACAGAAAATCTTCTAAATTATTCTGATCTAATTCTTCTTTACCATTAAGTATTAATTCTTCTATGTCTGTAGTTAAAGTCTTCACTGATTTCTTCGCCATTGTGTCTCCTACTGTTAAAGAATGTGATAGCTACCGTCCCTCTACTATCACTGAACTACCCTATCTGTAGTTCTCCCTACTATTAAGGTGGAAAGGTAAGGAATCGAACCTTACGCTAGGTTGCTCGACCAACCCTGTAACGTTGTCGAAAACGGTACATTAGCCGCCTTGCTTTCCATAGTGAAGATACAGTGTTTCTCCTTGTGGCGAGGGTTTGCCCACTGTATCTTCCTTCACCCTCTAGCTACCGACCTTATGGTCGATTACAGTTCGTCACCATCCAACTCGTCAATGACGTCATTTTCAACTGTATTGTCTTCTAGCACAAAACCCTCTTCCTGATCAAGATCATCCGCACCTTCATAGGGCTTATAATCAATGACCATAACTGAATTAAGAGAGCAACCAACACCAGATTTCTTCTGGTAACGCCAATCATATGCACTGATAGAACATTTTACAGTACTGCCGTTTCCGACCACCATCTTATGCGGCCAAGGATTCCTAGCTGAATCTGTAACTTTGGGAAGCCTTTTGGTCTTGGCTGTAACGAAATGACCTTTATCTGCCTTTTCGCCTTCACCCTTTTTGACTTCGATGCCAATGCTCTCAACAGCTTTGATGGCATCTTTGTCGAGGTTACAAATGTCGATTTGATATCTGTCCGACATTTCATTACGCTCAAACAGGCTAGCCCACATGGCTTCGCCTTTAACTACTACACGTTCCTGCATATTTTTCTCCTTCAATTAATGTGTTTCGGCCCAATTAAACCCTAGCTTTGCATCGGCGTTCAAGGGCAACCGTACACCCAGTATATTACCGGCTTTACGCATTGTCAAGTCTGCTGATGAAATTATTTTTTCTACGTCATCCACATGCACTTCAAACTGCATCTCGTCATGTATTGTGTTAACAAGGTGCGCTCTAAGTCGATGTTTACGGATATGTTCATCCATACAAATAGACCACTGCTTACACGATATGGCACCGGCACCTTGCAGCAACGTGTTCAATGCTGCGTGTTGATGACGTACTAATATTCTACGTCCATCTAAACCTAATAGTGTGCCTTTCTCAGCCATAGTCTGTACCTTTGTAATCAGCTTCTCCAGTGAAGGCATATTACGTAGAAAGTTACGGCGAAGTCTCGCACCGTCTATAGCGGTGCCACCTACCACACTGCCCAGCTTCTCTACACCCGCACCATACAGAAAAGCATAGATGAAACGTTTGCTTTCAGCCCTTGTTTCCAGACCAGCAGCTATACGGTTTAATTCGTGCGGATCACCGTTCACCACTACGTCCATGTACGCCTTGTCCTGCATGTAGTGTGCTAACATGCGTAGTTCTAATCCTTTTGCATCCATACCGACCATGCGGTAATTGGAGTTGGGTACAGTGAAACAAGCTCGACACTCTTTGCCGTACGGCTTATCGTTTGACACAATATTAGCCATGTTAGGATTAGCGTGTGTCATTCTACCAGTGACAGCACCCATAGTATATACAGTACCGTGTATACGGTCATTACGATCTAGGTTTTCCAACCACGCTTCTACTGTCTTCCATCTTGTCTCAAGCATCTTCCATTCTGCCAGCTTTCTAGCAGGTTCCGGTGCGCTATCGAATACTGTTCTAAGATTCTCTTCACATATCTTAGGAGAACCTTTTGGTGTGAACATTACAGGCTTCCAACCAAACTCATCTAGACGCTCAATGATTTGTTTTGGACTACCTAGATTAAAAGGTTTAAACTGTATAAGAGAGAACGGACCACCTACCTCGTCTACGTCAATGCCAGATAGTCCAACCTTGGACATATCACCTTTCTTTGTATATCGTGGTATAACTTCACGCATAAGTTTTGCTCTAGGAAGAAAATGTTTATGTACTTCTTCTTTGATCGTTTCAGCTTTGCCTTTAGTCTCAGCAAACAGAGCGACAGCTTTGCGCTTATCAACAAAGAAACCATGAGTACGTTGATTGTCTATGATCTTAG